CGTTTTCTAAGTCTCGTGTGCTTATCATTATTGTGTTGGCCTTTCTGGTTTATTGGCGTTACCCTCAATGACTGCAATATTGCGTTCTTTGAGGAGCTGATCAGAAATCTTCAAACGTCTTTCAAACTCTTTATCGTCTGCTGTTCCTACTGCTAGGTTAGTGGTCGCTGCTTTCATGCGATCAATCTCTAACTCTTGTGGTATGGCCTGTGTTTCCGCTGCCATCTTGCCTGCTCTAGCCGCAGACTCTTCTGCCTGTCCATTGAGTGCAGCAGTCTGTGACGCTTGGAATGCCATCTGTGCTTGCTGTGCTTCCTGTGCTGCCTGCTGTGCTGCTTGCTCTTGCTCAGGGTTAGGCGTATTAGCTTGCTCAAGTGTAGCAATAAGCTCTTCACGGTTAGACAAGTTCATGTTATCAATGATGGACATAACCAGTTTAGGATACATAGGCGTGTCTGGAGACATGGTTTGTAGCAACTGTACAAGCTGTGTAACCTCATACTCACGGGCAATGATACCCAAGGAACTAGAAGTATGGAACTTGTAATCACCTACAGGATACATCTCAGGCTGAAACTGCATATACCTATATGCTGCTTTCTCTACAAAAGGAATCAGGAAAGCTTCTTGGAAGTTAATAAGTGTACGTTTATGACGCTTTATAACAGCACCTAAGCTCATAGAAATACCAGCAGCAGTAGACTCACCGTTGACTGACCCAGCAATACCAGCACTGTCAATAGCGCCTGTAGCTGTCTGTACCATTGTCTGCAAAGCTTGTGCTTGTGAAAAGGTAATCTGATTAACCTGACCAAAGTTAAATGGCTGTAGGATTTCAGCAGGGTTACCGTTAGTAAGAATAACTTTTCCTGGCCTAATCTCTGGTTTAGCGCCACGAGGCATACGACTAGCGTCCATTGCCATCATAGGGTGTATAGTAAGAGCAAGGGCATCAATACGTGCGCGTAGTTCTGTGTCAAGGGCTTTCTGTGAGTTATAACCTTTCTCACATACACCACGACCCCAGAAGCGGCTAGGGACTACATCCCATGGGAATGCCACGATAGGACGGTCTTGCATCATATAGGGGTTTTCTGTAGCCTTAAGTAACGTACCACCGTTAGCAATAACTACTACAGCTTCAACGTAGTAAGAATCGTCATCTTCATCATCTGTTAAGGTGACTTCTTCTTCGTCATCTGTTTCTTCCTGTGCGTCAACTAACAAGTGACGAGGAACAAGACCGTAGTACTTAGTAAGACGTACCTTATCGTCAGAGTATGCATCTAAGTCTTGATCAGGTTCAAGCTCAAAGTCACTAGATGATGTATGAATAGGCTCATCACGGTAGACACCGCTCTCTTGTAGCTGCTCAACTTTATGCTCAGATACAAATTCATCTACAGCACAACCTAAAGCTTCCTCAATGGATGTAGCTACCGGATCAATAAGGAAATTCTGAGGCATGACAGGACGTAGCTTAACGCAAGTACGGTCTCTAGTTGTGACACCCACGGCTTGTAGCTCACCACCCATGACAGGTTCAGTAGCGGGGGCCATCTCTTTTTCTTCTTCCAGTACTACTTCAGCAATACCTGTACCAAAGACAGCAGCGTTAATCAAGCACTCTGCTACAGCTTTACGTACTTTGTTCTTCTTAAAGTCTTGCTCAAGATGCTTACGTAGCATAGCAATGTCTGCGCTGTCTTGGTCATGGATGTCATCTTTAATGTCAAACCATATACCACGGCCAAAGGTAGCTTCCTCTAGCTCCGCTACTGATGACTCTACTGCCTGCTGGAGTGCAGGAGAAATAATCTTAGAACGCTCAGTTGTCCGTACTTGGTCTTCTGCCGCCCATTGCCCACGCCAAAGCCTATAGTACTCCTCAAATCTATCAGAGTAATTAGCTTCATAATGATCTCTCCAGCTACTGCACTTGGTCATTACCCAGCCTTCAAGAGTCTCGCTTATTAGATCATCTGTCTTGTCTTCATACATAATTAGTACCCTGCGTATTTATCTAAGAATTCGTAGTCTTCTTCTTCATAGTCTATAGAGTACGCAACCTTAGCTAACTGGTCTATGTACGCTAATGCGTCTACCAAGTCATCGTGGACTAGTACGTTAGGGAACTGAAACAGCTCATCTAAGAACTTACTGTTCCACTCACCCTTGTTAAGCGTTATGTTACCGTGTTCAAAGCGCCCTTGCAACGCCCAAACAACTCTATCAATCTTTCTCTTGTTGCCGTGTGTAAGCTCTTCCACTCTAAAGAAGCGTTGATTCTTCTTCATAATGTCATTGAGGTAAGGATGAACAGCGTTCTTTAACGCTCCTTTTTCAATGCCAACTGCGATTGGCTTATAGTCTCTAACTGCTTCAAAGATTCTTCGTGCGGTCTCTTCAACGCCCCAACGGCCATGTATGATATTAGCAACCCACCAGCCCTCAGTGTTCGCTTTAACAACCGCAATAGCTGTCGCGTCAAGTCTGCTAGTCTTGGTGGTATTTTTACCCGCCTCAGAAAAGCCTGCCAAGTCAACAGCAATGTAATACTCACCATCAGTAGGCTCCTCTTCGCTAAACTTAATGTACTCTTCTTTGAATAACTCACCGCCCATTGCCTCAAAAGATGCCATGAACTCCTGACGGAAACTAAAGGCTGACATTGATTTCTCAGCGGCCTTGATCTCTTCAGCGTCCAACAGCGGGTTGTCGTAGCTCGTGTAGTGGAAACCAGCAAAGGTATCGTCATCACCGACACAAGCATATGTATATAACTCATAGAAGTGGTTACGACCCATTGGCGTACCAATGAACATTGCTCCACCCTTCTGATCCGCAAGGGCTGGTCTCAGGATTTGCTCCCAGACCTCCGGCTTCATGTCAGCGTACTCATCCATAACCAAGTACTTAAGACTGACACCACGCATGGTTTCTGGTCTGTCTGCACCCTTGAGGGCTAAGACAGCACCGTTAATAAACTTTATTTGTAGGTTATTGATATGACTAGAGGCTATGACACTATGTCCTATCTCTAAGAGCATCTGCCACATAATGTCCCTAGCCTGACCCTGAGTAGGGGCAACATAGAACACCTGACCTTTAGTGGAGCTTAATGCCTCTACAATGAGCTTGTAAGCAGCAACACGGGACTTGCCTGTACGTCTACCAGCAGCAATGACTTTAAACCGTGAAGGGCTATCCCACACTTCCTGCTGCCAAGGCAACAAGGATATGTTTAAATCAGTCAACTAGTAGCACCACATTACAGGAGACTCATTACCGTCAAGATCGCGGATGTCAACATGCACAAAGCTACCAGCAATTCCAATTCCCGTAAAGCCCATCTTAATGGCCTCTTCAATAATCTTATAACGCTGTGTACCATTGGTGACTTTAATATCTGCGGCAATACCTTGGGCATGAGTTCCTGCTTTCTCCTTCTCTCTTTCAATTGGGTGGTCTTTTGATCTATAACCACTCGTAATAACGAAAGGGAATCCACACTTACCTCTTAACAAATCAACAGCTAACAAGAGGTCATCGCTCATCTCGTTCTCACCTGAGTACTGGCAATCAAACTCTTCTTTAGTAAAATAGTCTAAATCGTTGTTAATGTTAAACATCCGTATATTCCCCTTCAATGGGTGTATCTGGTCCACTTATAACAGTGGTTTCGCCACCAACACCTGTAATAGAGATGTTAATGCTGTTCTGTCCACCGTTAACCTTGTCCTTCTCGAAGTAGCTAACAGGTAACAATCTATCCATACATAGTTTCCACGCTGCTGCTTGATTCTTGTGATCATCGTCTAACGCTGCATTAAGAATACTGTCTAACACCTTCCTAGACTTAGGCGATGCTAACATCCTTGCTTTGTAGTCGTTGATTATAGAAGCGTCACCTTTAGGTCTACCAACAGCATTACGTTTACCTTTAGTAACACTATCTACTTTAGCTTTCTTGGGTCTACCTAATTTCTTAGTGGTCACTGAGTTGCCTCTCTCTAGAGATTCGTTAGCGATGCAAGAAATGCTAGAGCTTTAGAGTGCTAGAGTTCGCTGTAAGGACGAAGTGTGATTATTAGTTGTACTCTTCTTCAGTGTTAGCGAACTCTAGAACTCTAAAGCTTTAGCATCTCTTGCGTTGTTTGTT